CGGCGGTCAGCAACCGTCTCTTGGATCGCTTCCCGGTGCGGCGTCTGGGCCGTCCTACAATGCTTCCGGCCGCGCCCCCACGTTCGCGTCGCTGTCCCCGTCCATGGATTTCGGCAATGCCATCGCTGGAATAGAGAGCAGCGGGCGATACGACGCGCTGGGCCCTGTGACGAAAACCGGTGATCGCGCCTATGGCAAGTATCAGGTCATGGGCTCGAACATCCCCGTCTGGACGGAGAAGTATCTCGGCCGCCGGATGACGCCGCAGGAGTTCCTTGCCAGCCCGGAGGCGCAGGAGGCGGTCTTCCGCGGCGAATTTGGCCGTCTTGCGCAGAAGTACGGGCCGGAAGGGGCCGCGCGGGCGTGGTTCGCGGGTGAGGGTGGCATGAACGACCCGAACCGGCGCGATATCCTCGGCACCTCGGTCGCGGACTACAGCCGCAAATTTACCACGGCCCTCGGCGGCGGCGGCGCGGCCCCTCCGCAGCAGTCTCAGGTCGCACAGGCCGATATCCCGATGGCGGGCGGTACGCCGGCGCAGGGCTTCGCCATCCCGCAGGGCGCTGCACCGGTCCAGACGGGCCCGACGATCCTCCCGAACCTCTCCACGGAACAGCTTCAGCAGTTGCGCGGCATGCGCGGCCTGTCGAAGGAACGGCAAGACCTCATCGACATGGCCCTCAAGGAGCGCCAGGAGCTGAGCAAGCCGACTGATGCCATGCGCGGCTATCTGTTTGCTCGCCAGCAGGGCTACACCGGCACGTTCATGGACTACCAGCAGGAGCTGCGGCGCGCCGGTGCCACAAACGTCAACATCGACCGTGGCGAGACGAAATACGACGAAGAGATGGGCAAGCAGCTCGCCCAGCTCAACAAGGAGATCATCGACGGGGCGCGGGACGCTCGGCGCAAGCTCGCCGTTCTGGACCGCATGGAGACGATCATTTCCGACCCGAATATCTACACCGGCGCAGGAGCAAACCTGGTCCTGCAGGCCAAGCGCATGGCGAAGGCCATGGGCTTTGATGTGGGTGACCTGTCCGGCCCTGAGGCGCTCACCGCCATCAGCAACCAGTTCGCGCTGGAGCTGCGCAACCCGAGCGGCGGCGCCGGCATGCCGGGTGCGCTGTCAGACAAGGACCGCGAGTTCCTGCAGCAGTCTGTGCCCGGTCTTGAGCGTACGCCCGGCGGCAACCGCCTCATCATCGACTTCATGCGCCGAATGGCGGAGCGGTCAATCCAGGTGGACAAGTTGCGCCGCGACTATGTGCGCCAGCACAAGCGGCTCGACGAGGGCTTCTACGACATTCTCGCCGAGTGGTCGGCGGCGAACCCGATATTCACGCAGGCCGATGAGGCGGCTGTGGCGCAGGTGCTCGGTGGCGGCGGCCAGGGTGGGGCAAGCGCACCGTCGCAGGTCCCGCAACAGGGGCAGGGCCGGCCAGCCCAGGTGCGGACGGAGGAGGATTACCGCCTGCTCCCGTCTGGGACCATGTACATTGCCCCTGACGGAACCGTTAGGAGAAAACCCTGATGGCGAGCTGGTGGGAGAAAGACCCGGTGGTCAGCGCTCCACAGGCGAGCGGCAATTGGTGGGAGCGCGACCCTGTGGTCAGCGAGGCTCCCTCCGTCGCCGAGGACGTCGCTAAGAGCGCCGGGGCAGGTCTTGTGCGCGGTGCCGCCGAGACGGCCATGCTGCCAGTGACGCTGCCGAGCCTCGGCAGGGGGCTGCTACAGAAGGGGGCTGATTGGGCATTTGACGCTGCCGACGCGGGCGTTCGTCGTCTGATTGGCGCCGAACCCCTTTCGCAGGAGGAGATCGCCCGTCGCGAGTCCCTTTCGGCCGGCAATGCGCCCGTCACGAGTTCTATCGAGGGCGGCCAGGCGGCGGTTCGCCGGGTGATGGACGAAAACCTCTATCAGCCGCAGACCACGGCGGGGAAGTATGCTCGCACTGCCGCAGAGTTTGTGCCGGCAGCAGCCGCGCTGGGCGGCGGTGGCCTGGCGGGGCGCGTGGGCTCGGCGGTCCGGTACGGCATTGCCCCCGGCCTCGCTAGCGAGGCGGCGGGGCAGGCGACCGAGGGGACGGCTGTCGAGCCTTGGGCGCGTGCAGGCGCTGCGCTTGCGGCTGGCGTCGCTGCTGGTGCCATTGGCCGATCCCGTCCCGAGCAGGCCATCGCCCGCGATGCGCTGCGCGGTGTGGACGAGGCAGTTATCCGGCAGGCCGCCCAGCTCATCGACGATGCGGCCCAGCGCGGCGTGACGCTGACGTGGGCCGAGGCCATCAATCAGGTGAGCGGGGGCGCCGCACCGCGCCTCGCCCAGTTGCAGCGCGTCGTCGAGAATACTGGTGGCGGCGCGGAGATCATGGGGCCGATCATGGCCCAGCGCCCGCAGCAGGTGCAGCAGGCAGGCCGAGCGGCGCTGGAAGGCCTGTCGCCCGGCGCCCCGGACCCGATCCGCACCGGCGCGGCGGTACAGAGGGCGGCGCAGGGAGCCATCGACGACACCACTGCGGCCATCAACCAGACCACTCGCCCGCTGTACCAGGCAGCCGAGGCTGCGCAGATCGCCCCCGAGGCATTCGAGCAGATCAGGAATATCCCGGCATTCCAGCAGGGGCTTGCGGCGATCCGCAACGATCCGATCTTGGGGCCGCAGTTCAGAGACCTTCCTGATAACAGCGTTGCTGTTGTCGATGCCGTCCAGAAGCGCATCCGGGACATGGCTGACGCCGCCGGCAGGGCAGGTGAAGGCTTCCGTCAGAGCATCATCGGCACGCAGCGCGGCCAGGTGCTTGACGCAGCCGATGCCGCCGCCCCGACCTATGCGCAGGCACGGCAGGCGCAGGCGTCTATGCGCGAGGCGCAGCTTGTGCCGCTGGAACAGGGGCCTGTCGGGGCGCTCGCTGGCACGGCGGACGTGGGAGCACAGACGCGAGCCATGTTCCCGACGCGGCCGCCGGCTGGCATGGCGCGCGTGACAGGTGAGGCGGTCAGGCAGATTGCGAAGCGAGACCCGAAGGCAGCGGCCGACCTCGTGCGTCAGCACGCCGAAACCGTGTTCTCCGAAGCCACGCAGAACCTTCAGAGCGGCGCGAACCAGTTCGGAGGCGCCAAGTTCGCGGCCGTGTTGCGGGGTAATCCAGAGCAGGCGGCGAGCCTTGAGGCGGCCGTGAAGGCGCTCCCCGGAGGCAAGCAGCGCTGGGATGGCTTCAACAGATTTCTTGAGATCGTCGAGGCCACCGGCCAGCGGTTGCAGACTGGATCGGCCACGGCGTTCAATCAGGAAGTGCAGAACGTCTTGCGCAAGGGCGGGCGCGTCGGTGAGCTCGCCAACGTCGCATCGACCGGCGGTATCAAGCTGCCTGAGTTCATCCGCACGCGCTATCAGGATTGGCGCATGGGGCGGAACACGGAGGAGCTGGCACGTCTACTGACTGACCCGCGTGCGGTCGGCCTGTTCGCCCGTCTCGCGAAGGAGGCCAACAGCGGGGCTCGTGCCCAGGCGCTTGCCATCCGCCTTGCGATCCTCGCCGGCAACTCGCGACAGGGCTTTGAGCGCGGTCAGCCTAAGCAAGTCCCAGCACCGCGTTAGGAGGGCGGTCAGGAAGGCGGCAACAACGATGGCTACGAAGAAGTTGCCGACCACGGTAATTGGTTCGTTCGGGTAGGCGCGAAAGACGCCGTAAGTCCACCATCCGATCAACACGGCTTGGGCGGCCATCCACGCTAACCGGCTCATTGGAACAGCCCCATGAGTTTCCGGCGCAGCGCATCGCACGTTGCGCGGTCGTCGGCATATTTGCAGTCTATATCTAGGGCATGGAAGTACGACTTGGACCGAAACTTCCTGAAAACTTCTGGCTCCGACATGACCCTAGCGGTCCCGCCGCTCACAACCGTGCAAGAGTTGCCGTTGCACACGGTTACGTCAGCAGCCGTGGGGGCGGGGGCTGCCAAGGCCACGCAGAAGAGAACGGCGTATCGCAATCTACTCATGGTCTCGGACCATAGCACGCCGTCCCTGACGGTTCATCACCTTCCGTTTGATGAATTGTCCAAGAAGTACCCGGTCACCACCGCCGGCCGCGGTGCCTGATCTCGCCCGTGCCGTAGTTGAAATAGGTACCCGAGCGCCGGTTGTAGCTCCACGAGTTGCCCCGGCTGTCCATGCCGTAGGTCGATCCGCCGTAGCCTCCTCGGGAGTGCCACTGGCTTCCGGTGTTGTAGTTGTAGCCGTAGCCGCCCGAGTAGCAGTTGCCGTAGCGGTCGCACCGCGCGGACGCCTCGGTCGCAGCAAAAATCAGGGCCGTAGAGGCCGCAGCAAGCAACAGTTTCATGAACACCTCCCCAGCCAGACTACTGGCCGGGAAATCCTAGCTCACAACTGACGATAACGAAAGGCTCGCCTCGGCGGGCCTTTTTCTTTGGGAGCCTGCCAATGGCGGACCTCTGGAAAAACTTCGCCGGTCAATATCCCCCCGGCGCGCTCGTCTATTTCTTCGAGGCGAACACCAACACGCCGATGACGGTGTATGCGGACGCGTTGGAGACGACGCCCCTGACGCACCCTGTGCAGGCGTTCGCCAATGGCCGCTTCCCGCCGATCTTTGTGCCGTATCGGACCTATCGCGAGCGCGTGACGGACAGCGCAGGTGTGTTGCTTTGGGATATCGATGGCATCCCGAACCCAGCGCCGCCTTCGTCCGGCGGCGGTTCCGGCATCGTCGTCACGCAGGACATGGTGCTCAACACGGGAGATATCCTCTGGAACCTGCGCGGGGGCACGAGGGCCGGCTTTGTCCGCATGAACGGGCGGACAATCGGCAATGCGTCTTCCGGCGCGACGGAGCGTGCCAATGACGACACGGAGGACCTTTACACCTACCTGTGGAACAACCTCGATAACAGCGTCGCCCCGGTGGTCGGGGGGCGCGGTGCAACGGCTGCCGCCGACTTTGCGGCGAACAAGACCATTACCGTCCCGACCATGCAGGGCCTTGTCGCGGCCGGCCTCGACGACATGGGGTCTGCTGCAGCGAACCGCCTCCAGATCGCGACCACGATCAACACCACCAATGCCAGTACGTCCGCGACCGTGGCATCTGCCGCCGGCCTCGGAATCGGCATGTTCGTGATATCGGCGAACGTCCCCGCTGGGACGACCGTTGCCGATATCAGCGGCACGACCATTACCCTCTCAGCGGCGGCGACGGCGACAGCGACGGGGACCCCGGCGCGGTTCTCCTATATAACCGACGCGCAGCAGATCGGCGGGACTGGGGGGGCCCCCTCGGTTTCGCTCGCCCGTAAGGAGGGCCCGCCGCACAATCACGGCGGCGAGACCGGTCTCGCCGGGGCGAAGTCCGCACCGCTCGAGATTTTCGACTTGTTTCGCACGGTGACGAACGGGGAGGGCGGTGCGGTGACGAACCTCTGGGCGGGGGTCAAAACGTACTACCCGCAAACTGCGGACGACCACCGACACGCCATCGCGTCGGACGGCGAAGGCCTGGCACACCTGAACATCCAGCCGACGCGCCTCGGCACGTTCTATATGAAACTCTGAGGAGCCGCCCATGTTGCAAGGCTCTCTTGGCACCCAGTCCAATCGTGCCGACTGGACGGGCTGGGCTCGCCTGCGCGCCAAGGACGATGGCACGGATATTGACCTCTCCCCGCTCTCCATCCGCATGCAGGTCCGTCGGTGCGACGGGCACGGATACGGCAATGGCTATGGCGGCGATTGGGGGCATGGTGCGCCTGTCCTGTCTGGCTCGACGGACAGCGGCGAGCTAACGACGCCCGCTGGCGGCATTCTGGCCTGGCATTTCCCGGCATCGCGACTGTCGGCGCTCCGGCCTGGTCTCTATGGCGTTGGCATCCTCATGGAGGACGCCAGCGGTAATCGCCAGCAGCTTTTCATCGGTACTGTCGCGATCATCGAAGGGGGCGTTTTCTGATGTACCCATCTTCCCTGCCCAATATCGACCTGCAGGTGCTCCCGACGTTCCCGGCCCACGTTGGCGTGACGGGCGTTCTCACCCTCGTCAAGAGTGGCCTGTCCTATACCTTCGGCGTCAATTTCCAGAATGTCGCCGAGGAGACGAACGTCTCCGACATGTCGAAGCGCGAAGTGCTCGTGCAAGACACGGATACCGGCGCCTTCTGGCGCATCAAGCTCGCCAACCTGCCGCCCTCGCCGCATACCCATCCCGTGTCGCAGATCAGCGACGCAACACCGCTCGGGCAGGCGTTGGTGACTGCGCTGGACACAGCTACAGCGCAGGCGACGCTCAACGTTCCTCCCAACACGCGCACCATCAGTGCCGGCACCGGCCTGACGGGCGGAGGCGACCTCAGCGCCGACCGGACGCTGGCCCTTGCCTCTGTCGGATCGAACCAGATCCTCGCCAATCTCACCGGCAGTACCGCCGCCCCCACCGGCAACTCTCTGTCGGCCATTCTCGACACGATCACCTCGACGCGGGGCTCGATCCTGTATCGGGGCGCTTCGGGATGGGCAGCGCTGCCGCCGGGCACGAGCGGGCAAGTCCTCACGACCTTCGGCGCAGGCGCGGACCCGTCGTGGCAAACCGCGACAGCGGCCGCAATCGACGCAGGCATCCTTGGCGGCTTCCGCAACAAGATCATCAACGGCAACTTCGACATCTGGCAGCGCGGGACTTCGCTCGCAGCGCCCGGGTATTTGGCTGATCGGTGGCGGTGGACAGTGGATGGGACGGGGGGTGTTGCTGAAATGTCTCGGCAGCCATTCCTTCCAGGGCAAGCTGACGTCCCCGGAGAGCCTGAATACTATCTCCGCTTTGGTTTTACGACGGCCAGCACCGGGCAGACTTACAACGTTCTCACGCAGAGAATTGAAGGGGTCAGAACACTTGCGGGGAAGCGGGCCACACTGACGTTCTGGGCGAAGACCGAAGAAGCTCCTTTTGCGCTGGATTGTAATTTCGTGCAGGATTTTGGTACGGGGGGCTCACCCAGCGCGCAGGTGCGTTTTGGCGCGGGAAGTCACAACATCGGAAATGCGTGGCAGAAATTTCAGGCGGTCATCGACATCCCGTCTATCGCCGGGAAGATTATCGGGTCGAACGGGGATGATTATCTCGGCCTTGAAATGGGCCTGCCACCCAACTCAACTGCACGCCTCCTCCTTGCCCGCGTCTCGCTGGTAGAGGGCGATGCGACCGCCGAGGCTGATCCGTTCTCACCGAGGCATATCCAGCAGGAGCTGGCGCTGTGTCAGCGGTACTACTACAAAGCCTCAAGTGGTCTGTCGTATCCGTTCCGCGGGTATAATTTTAGGGACATCTCAGCAGCGGTGTCCGTCGGCTCACCCCATCCGGTAAAGATGAGATCCACGCCTTCAGCCTCCTTTGAGTGGGAAGTAAACGACGTGGCGCGTGCAGGGAGCCCTGAAGTAGTCGCTCTATCAGCAGACGGCTGGTGTATTACCCAAGCTGTCGATGTGGGTGGGTCTTTAGACATTATCGCCGTGACCATGGACGCGGAGCTGTGAGACATGATCGAAAGTGCTCGCTACATCAAGTCTGGCTCCATCATCGCTGTCATTGACGGCGTGCAGGTGATCGTCCCCGATGACATGGGCAACAGGCACCGGCAGATGATTGCGGAATGGGAAGCGCAGGGGAACACCATCGCGCCGTATGAGCCGCCGCCTGAGCCGCTGCGCCCGTTGACGGCGCGGCAGCTTCGGCTCGGTCTTGTTACCAACGGCATCAGCCTGTCGTCGGTCGAGGCGGCTATCGATGCCATCGAGGACGAAACAGAACGTGAAGTTGCGAGAATTGAGTGGGAATATGCGACCACATTCGAGCGGTCGCATCCACTCATTGAGCAGGTGGGCTCCGCGCTGGGGCTGACGCCGGAGCAAATCGACGACATGTGGGCGGAGGCCGCCACGCGATGATGAACGCCATCTTTACCATAGCCGCCTGCGCCGTGCTCAACCGTGCGCGCGGGGATGATCGCTGGATGCCGGATTGGATGCCTGGGAGGGCGCTTATTCCGGTATCCATTGCAATCGGACTGATAGGGGTCTGCTTTGGCGGGCTCTGGTACGGGGCGGCCGAGGGGCCGCCTTTTTCGTATGGGGCGTCGGGCCGTGGGGGCATCTGATTGGCCTCGGGCGGTTCGCGCCTGATCGCCCCCCGTCTGATCTGGAACGGGTTCTTCTGAGGCTCGCAGGCGGGAACGTGCACGTCGCACTCGGTCTGCGCCACGCCGTGGCGGTCCCGTTCCTCCTGCCGTTCGGGCTTCTCGCCCTGACGTTTCCCATCCTCGCCGTGGCCGCCTACGAGGCCGCTTGGCGCATCCGTCCGGCTAACCCGATCTGGGTCGCGGAACTGGCCGTCGGCGCTCTCTGGGGCGGCCTGATAGTCTGCCTCGCCTGAGCACTCCCATGACACGTCTTGTTCTTCTCGCCGCCGTTCTGGCGGCCCTCTCCGCATGCTCGCACCGCCTCCCGGACGACGACCCGGCCGGGGTCGCGTACTTCGGGCAGCAGATGATGGGGTTTTGAGACCATATGATAGATACTTGGAGGCGGTAATGGAGACGTGGGTTGAGAGGGCATCGCAGTGGGTGACGCTGATTGGCATGTTTGTGTTGTTGACCCTCGTCGCTACCATGCTGCCGTGGCAGGTCAGCACCTCCAATGGTGTTGCCCGACTGGAAGAGCGGGTCACGGCACATACCTCCCGCCTTGATGCCATCGATAAGCGCCTTGGCGAGATAGACGCCAAGGTCGATGCACTCAATGAGCGGATGACGCAGACGGAGGCCGACCCGACCAAGCTCCTCGCGCGGGCCGGCATCGCCGTGAAAGACACCTTCTCCGTGGTATGGGTGAACGGCACGCTGTATGTGTTGCCGAAGACCGGCGATGCGGCGATGGAGCTCCAAGCCGCCGGCTACGAGCGCACCCAGATCACGCCATTCCTGAAAGGGTGGCGACTGCCGGCTCCCAAGTAGCCGCATCCATCTCAGGCACAGGCCCGCTCCGGCGGGCCTTTTTTATTGGGCTCATCCATGCGCCTCGTTCCGAACTGGCGGCGCGTCCTGCGTTACGCATGGTCGATCCGCCTCATCCTTCTCGCCGCCGTCTTGTCCGGTCTCGAAATCGCGCTGCCGCTACTGGACGGCGTGATCGACATCCCACGCGGCTGGCTGGCCGCTGCGTGCTTTGCCACGACCATGGCGGCGCTGATTGCCCGCTTTATCGCGCAGAAATCCGTCTCAGGGGAATGACATGAGCAGCCGTCTCAAGAAGGGATCGGCGGCGGCCCTGCTCGCGATCGCCGTTGTTGGTGGCTTCGAGGGGTTGCGCCTCTACGCATACCGCGATGTGGTGGGCGTGCCCACCGTTTGCTATGGCGAGACCAGGGGCGTCCGCATGGGCGACCGCTACACCAAAGAGCAGTGCGACGACATGCTGCTCAAGCGGTTGCAGGAGTTTGAGGCGGCCGTGCTGAAATGCACCCCGTCCCTCGCGCATGCCCCGGCGAAGCGCCTCGTGGCCGCTGTCTCGCTCTCCTACAACATCGGGCAGGGCGCCTATTGCAAGTCAACGGTGGCTCGCCGCTTCAACGCTGGCGACATCCGTGGCGCCTGCGATGCCTTCCTCATGTGGAACAAGGCCGGCGGTGTCGTCTGGCCCGGCCTCACGCGGCGCCGGCAGGCCGAGCGCGAGATGTGCCTGGAGGGCCTGTGATGCCGTCCTTCCTCCTCTCCCCCGTTGGCCGCTGGTTGGCCGGTGCCGTCATCGTCGCGGCGCTCCTCGGTGCCGCGTACGTCAAGGGCCGGTCGGACTGCAGCGCCAACGCCGAGCTGCGCAAGGCTCGTGCCGAGGTCGAATACCTCAGCAAGCGTCTTGCCGAGCTTGACGCTCTTGCCAAGCGCGACGCCGCCCGTGCCGAGGCAGACCGCCAGTACATCGCCGAGCTTGAGGCCCGCATCGATGACACTCCCGAGAACGATAACGTGTGTCTCCCTGCTGACGCTGCTGGCAGGGTGCGCAACATCCGCTAGCGTCGCGCCGCCACCGGCCGCGCTTGTCCCAGACCCCCCCGCCGACATCCGCGCCTGCTTCGTGGGCGTCGTGGATATTCCCGTCCGCGATCTGACCGTTGCTGAAGTCGAGCGGCTGTGGAAGCAGGACCGCATTCGTGCCGTCGCCATGCAGCGCTGCGGCCTCCGGCTCCTGAAATGGATCGACGAACTTCGCGAGGGGCTGGCCAAATGAACGATGCGGTGACCATCTCCCGCGAGGAGCTTCAAGCCATTGTGCGTGAGGGCGTGCGCGATGCCCTGCATGACGTGGGTCTCCGCGCCGACGATCCCAAGGCCGTCGAGGAAGCCCGAGAGGACTTCCGGTTTGTTCGCCGGCTTCGGCAGGGCGTCGATGGCGTCGCCAGCAAGGTCGGCATGGCGATTGTCCTCTCCATCGTCGGCGGCCTCATCACTCTCCTGACCTTCGGCCTGAAGGCTTTCCTCGGCCGCTGATCCGCACGCCTGAGCGGCAATCAGGCTCCCACCATAGGAGACGACTTATGTTCCGTCGCGCTCTTCTCGCGGCGCTGCCGGCGCTCGCGCTCTTTTCCGTGTCTGTCTCTGCCAAGCAGCTCAATGAGTGCCTGCCGATTGACCGGGCACTGAGCTCGGCACCTACCGTGGCGGCCGCCATCGGTTCGGATGTCTCCGTTGATCGCGGTGCCGCCGCTGCGGAATTGGTCGCGGCCATCAGGGCCACTGTCCCCGAGAAGGCGCACGAGGCGGGAATCATCCTTGCCTACCACAAGGACGGCGAGGCTGTCGTCTACTTCGGCGGCGAGGGCGGTTTCTGCCACGTCGAGCATTTCACCGCCGAGGAGACGCGCCGCATCATCCTGTACGTGCTTGGGCGGGGCGCCTGACGCATGACGGCTGTCACGTACCTGACCCCAGAGGACATCGCCGCGACCATCGCGTCGATGGAGCGCCACGACCTCGGCAATGGCACGTATGCGACCACCGCCATGGCTGCCGAGCTGGGCATCCATCCGACCAATGTGCGGCGACGCATTCGCCGGATCAAGCAGATGGCGGCTGCGGGCAAGCTCGGCACCGCGCCCGTCATTCCTGGCTTCCGCATCTCCCGGATAGCATCGACGCTGGACGGCGACGGCAAGATCACCCGGCAGTCAATCGAGCAGAGGCCCGAGCCGGGCGAGCAATTCGAGGTGCTGCCGGGGCAGCGCATCCGTGGTGTCAGCGCGCTCATCGATGCGGATGGGCGCGAGATCATCAAATGGGTCAAGACAGACCGTGACGCCGACCAGCATATGGCGGCAATGCGGGCCGCCGTCGAGGCCCTGAAAGAGGAGGTGCCACGCGCCGCCGCAGCCCCGCCGCCCGAGCACGGGAACGAACTCCTGCTCAACCAGTACACCATCACCGACATGCACCTCGGCATGCTGGCATGGCGGGAGGAAGCGGGCGAGGACTACGACCTGAGCATCGCCGAAAGGCTCCTCATCGACTGGTTCTCGGCGGCCATCGCCATGTCGCCACCGGCCAAGACGGCGATCCTGGCGCAGCTCGGCGACCTCCTCCACCACGACAGCCATGCCGCCGTCACCCCGACGAGCGGGCACGTCCTCGACGCCGATAGTCGCCTTCAGAAGATGATCCGCGTCGTCATCAGGACGCTGCGAGCCATCGTGTCCATGCTCCTCGCCAAGCACGAGCATGTGCACATCATCATGGCGGACGCCAATCATGACCCTGCATCGGAGGCGTGGCTACGGGAGATGTTCGCCGCCTTCTACGAGGACGAGCCACGGGTGACCGTCGATAGCTCCGCCGGCACCTACTATGCCTATGAGCACGGCGACGTGTCGCTGTTCTACCACCACGGGCACAAGCGCGGCGTCAAGGACGTGGATGCCGTATTCGCCGGCCGCTTCCGCGACATCTACGGGCGCACGAAATATAGCTATGCCCACCTCGGGCACCTGCATTCCGACGAGCTGAAATCCACCAACCTGATGAAGGTGGAGCGCCATGAAACGCTGGCAGCGGCTGACGCCTACGCGGCGAACGGCGGGTGGCTCTCGGGCCGGTCGGCCAAGGTCATCACCTACCACAAGCACTACGGGGAAGTCGGGCGCATCACGCTCACGCCTGAGATGGTGAGCGGCGCCATCCCGCCAGCCAGGAATTAGCCATGCCAGATACGACAGATATCGTCGAGGCTATCGCTCGTGCCTATGAGCAAGCCTACGGCGATCCGGCGAGGGCGCTGCGGGAATGTGTCCTCCATGCCGGCACCTACGCCGCCCAGCTAGAAGCCCGCATTGCCCGGATGGAACCGGCCATGGGCTGGGCCTTCCTCCGCATGGGCGGCAAGAGCAAGCGACCGCCAAAAATCCCGCCGCCGCCTCCTCTCGATATCGACGCGCAGGACACGCCGAGATGAAAGCAGAACTCATCACCTTCGTCGAAAAATCTGGCGGCGGCTTCCTGATGCACATCGAGGCCGACGGGCGCCGGCATACCTATGAGCTATCAATCGATGGCTTGCGGTTGTTGATCGAGCACGGAGTTCAGGCGCTGGCGTGGGTGGCCCGGCAACGGCCGCATCAGTGCAGGTCTCCCTCCTCATAGTTCCGTCAGGCGGCCAGCTCGGCGACCTCATTCGGCCGTCCAAAACCGCGCCACATGCCAAGGTCAATAATTTCAATAACTTGCGTTCGGCTATAGTGACCAGAACGGGCCTCCGCTACCATCGCTTGAAAATCCATAAAAATCAGGCAGTTAGTGCCGAACGGAGGTTCGGGCGACTGTGAGACATCTCACGCAGATGTATGCGGAGATGCCATGGCGCTGCCGTCCTACATGTC